CCACAAAAACATACATAAGAAACTTATGGATTGGGAACATAAAGATGGCTGGGGACACCCTGCACCAACAGGATTATAGGAGAAAATATAATGGCAAAATATAATGAACAAGTAATAAGTCTATGGGTCTTTTTGGATTCTTTGTCATGCGGTCATTATAGCAGATGATTAAATTCTGTGCTATATGTGAGTTATTCAAACTGAGACACTACCGAAAAATGGTATTTTGATAATTAAAAACAGCTAAAAATACGCACTCTGTAAGTAATTGATTTAATTACACACTGTCTCGAGTCCTCACGGGGTAGATAAACACCTCTCAGCAAATTGTCAAATTATTCAACTTGAGCCTTAGCCTTACCCATCTTAGCAGCTTGTGTAGTCTTCTTCTTATTCTCAGCAGCCTTACGCAACATAAATGCAATACGCTTCGCAAGCTCCATACGATCTGTCTCATCCATCTTCTCAGTAACATTAACATTAAGCCTATCAGGCTCTAACATCTTCTCACGCTTAGCAAGCATCTCAAGTATAGGCTTCTTATCGTGTAACTTAATCTTATGCTTAAGGACTTCACGTGATACCTCTATCCCATTCTCCATCATTGTAACAGGTGGCATCTCTATAACCTCAAATCCTGCAAGGGCTGCTGCCTGCTCCCTTGAGCACTTAGCAATATCAATCCATGCCTGGCCGGAGTTATCATCTATATTCACAAAATCCAGTACGTTAGAGAAGGCTAACGAGGCCATCTCCTGTAGTATGCGCTCCTGAGTAAGTTGAAATTGTTCCATGGCTGGCTTACGTAGTGTAGCCATATAAGCTTGAATCTTAGGATTTCTTAATAATCGTGACGCAGTGACATGAGCGCCATTCTCTGAATATCCTGCACGTATAACAGCACGTGTTCCATTAAAGGGTACATCGTTATCCTGCATCTTATAACCCTCTGGAGCAGTAGGAGCAAGGTATTGACGTGCAAACTCTTCCTGCCTAGATGATAATCCAGTCTCAGGGTTTATTGAATCAGGTGTTTTCTTTTGTGGTTTTTTTTTCTTAGTAGCCATAGTGTTAAGTTTAACAGATTTTTAATAAAAATGCACAGTAGGTTGTTAAGGTGTTTAATACAGAGTTACTTCATGATTAGTAGTAGGATCAGGAATAGCTGTGGTGTCTCTATTATCTTACTCATCACAAATTCCATATAAATAAGGTACAAGTTATACACATCATGATAGCTGAAATTAAAGCAGAGATATAAAACCAGTTATCAGTCTGATTAAACCTGTAATCCCATATGGCCAGTATATTACCAACCATAAATACTAATGTTGCTGTTAAGCATATATACGCAATAAACATTATTTTAACTCCAATCTATAATCACGCACCCGCCGTTAGGTGTTGCTTGCATTTGTTGCTCTTAAATATTTATAATTACTAATACCCAAATTACCTTGCATGTTATGTGTAGTGCTTGATCCGTATTGAATGATATTGAGTTATTACACTTCAGAAAATCTATAATCCAGTGAGCTACAACCTCGAGAATACCTAAAATAAAATAACCACTTATAAGATAAACAAACCCCCCATGTATAAGCGAATGTGCAGTTAAACATTGCCACCATGGGATAGTTGGCACAGGAGCCTTGTGGTTTTTACCTTTAGCTAGAAAATCCCCCTGCAAGGGGTAATCAGCTAACACATGACCGATTAGCAATAAAAATAGTAATTCAAACATTATTTATTCATCCTTTGTTTCTGTTAATTTCTTTAATAATTCAGTAATACTATGTAGTGCAGATGACATAGACCACACCCCCATTACACCAAACAATAACGCTGCCGTATGATAGTCGTTTATTATTAGGTTATGTGCTCCGTATGCAAAGAGCATCAACATTGCTATCCAATCCAGAAATTGGCCTACTGTTTTACGTGGTTTTTCCATCTTTATTCATCCTTTCCAGATATGCTTTTGCTGCTTTAATTAAAATATTAAAAGTATCACTATTTAATAGATTGTACTCATCAATATAATTAGACTCCTCAACTGCAATAAAATCACTAATAGCCTCCTCAAGCCCATCAATCTTTGGTGCTGCGTTTTCTTTGCATTTCAGGTGGCCTTGTTCTATTAGGTGATTTATACAATTAATCGTAGAGTTATACGCAGCTATAGCTAGCTCTTTTTCATCATATTGCTCAGCTTCGTATTTAGCCATATCTTGCTTTAATTTACTAAAATCCACCGCATCGCGCTCTTCCTCTGCTTGAGCAAGGTTCTCGTTTGCATATTCTAGCTCGCGCTCAAGCTCAGCTATGCGCTCTCTCTCTATCATTTTTTCTTTCTCCTATTCCTCTTGAACTTCTTACGATAACCTACTCTCTGTGTAGTTAAGTGCCATGCTTTACACACTGTGCAAAAATAAGTTCTTTGCCTGCGATCTTTGCAATAAAACCTTTTAGCAAATTTTTTGGCTTCATTTTCTGTTGTAAAACACTTCTTTCACAGCTAGACACTTTACACTCCTTATTACTTACGCTCTCCCTGATATACCCATAACATCGCTCATAGCATGGCCAACTACCTTATATACATCCTGCAATGCGCTGGCATGATCATGCAGCTCATAATCAGGTATCTCTACCCAACACACACCACTCCATGGCCCTCTTATTACTATTATCTTTGATTCATTATTATAACTTTGGCTAACATCCCACCCATGAGAGCACAGCTTATCTACCATATCTCTTTTGGTAGTATATGGGATGGGTGATATATATTGATCATTATCTATATCTATAGTTTGCATGTAATCCTCAATTAAAAAAGTCTGACCACACAAAGCAGCCAGACCTCTACACAGTAACTAAGTTAGAAATACTATTAAGCGGCTTGCTCTTTGCAAAGTGAAAATTCAGCCTCAATCGAAACATTAACATCACGCACGCCATCAATCTTCACGCCATATGGACAATTAACTAGCCACTCCGCTAATGTTTCTGGTGATACATCCTTATTAACTGTAATAGCCATATCCACTATTAGCACTTTATAATCATCACCAGCAACAGTAGGCTGATCCGGTGCTTCCTGAGCAGTATCTGGCTGACTTTCTAACGTTGTTGTCTGCTCTGATTCTGTATCGTTTCCCTCAGCAGCCTCTGCATTATCAGCTTCCTTTGAAACTTCATTACTATCTACCCACTGATCATCGAGCCATCTTGCGCTATTGTATTTACCTCTAATGCTGGCATGGAAAAACTTACCAACACTTTCTGATTTCATCCAATCAGTATAAGTTGATGCTGGTACATCCGTGTACATCCAGTGAGTTCCATCTTTGAACTCAACAAATGCATTATTACCGTCATAACCAAGAGCGTTAATATTACTACTCTCCACGGCATTCATCTCAGGTAAATATTTCATTGCGCCTTCATTAGCTGCTGGCTGTGTGTTTTCTTCTGTCATAGCAATCTCCTTATCTATTAGTGCTATATATATTAGGGGAAGTGCTTTTGTTTTTACTCCGTAAGCACTTACCAGAGTTTAAGATTAAAAATCTTAATTCTTTTTTGCGCGACTTAGCATTGCTCCAGCTATAGCAGCAACAAACTTACCATGCTCACAAAGCTCATCAGAGCCTTTCTCCTCAGAGTCTTTCTGAGCATGGCCTTTTTCACGCATCTGGTCTTCCGCAAGCATAAACCCAAATAAAGGCCATAACTGCTTAAATGCATTATCATATGCAATCGTAGTACCAATCTCCTCATCATAGTTTTCTGGATTAACACAAGCGCTTTCACCACGCACAGAAAAACCATTATCAAGCTGAATCTCACAGATTGTCACGCACACTTCTTCATGTTTCTCTCACCACTGGTCAGTTTACGTTTAGGCCTCTGTTTATCGTTTGAACTAATGTTCGCTACGAATTCTTATTACACAATAATTTTATTTTCCGGCACAACAATAGCACTTGGCTTTTTTGGTTTCCCAAAATACACCTTTGTCATGTTGTAAACACGTATGCCACTATCATCATCAAAAATCACTTGATAAAACCAAACATCACCTGGCCCCATAGGGCTGTGCTGTCCAATTTCTTTGATTTTTTGGCTTCCATGTGTAGCACCATCAATAATTGGTAACTCGCCAACTTTATAGATAGACTTACCACTATCAGCCTCAAGGGCTTCAATTTCTTGTATAGCATCACTCATCAGCATCTACCAATCTCACATTACATGCGCATACTTTACCTTGGCGGCTATCATCAAGATCATACTCAAGACGCGCACCTTCATCAGGTACAGGAATACCTGCACGCTGCAATGCTGTAATATGTATGAAAATATCTTTACTGCCATCATCTGGCTGGATAAAGCCGTAGCCTTTATCGTTATTAAACCACTTCAATTTGCCTACACTCATAAGCACTTTTCCTTTTTATAAGTTGTGCACTTCGTGGTTATCTTAATAACAGATTCTCTATATCATACCAATAGCAGATTTGTAGAGTTCCAGAATTTCATCCTCTTCACGGCGCTTTTCAGTATCCATTTTGCGCAGCTTCACAATCTTACGAGTAGCCTTAACATCAAAACCAACACCTTTAAGCTCCGCATAGACTTCCTTTATATCCTCTAACAGTGCTGCCTTTTCTTGCTCAAGCCTTTCAATGCGCTCAATAAATGACTGCAGTCGTTGGCCAGCAACACCACCAACATCTTGTGGATTACTTTCATCCTCAAGCGGTAATTCAGGTTTAGATGCTTTTTCAGCATCCACACGTGTCTGTTCAGCCTCAATAAGCTTATCTGATTCTGAGAACCCTACAACTTTACGCTTTCCTACTTCGTTACATTTTGTAACAATCCCGTTATCCTCAAGCTCTTTCATTATTCTAGCAGCTCTATTATAACCTATCTGCATATTACGCTGAATAAAGCTTGTTGAAGCCTTGCCGGTACCCTGCATAAGCACTACTGCTTTACCATATAATTCATCACTTACTTGTGCTTGTTGCATATCTCTCTCCTTAAATTAAAAAGCAGCTTTTAACGACATTCAGCTATTTGGTCGTCTTTTTACGTCACGGACTCACGGTGTTTTATCTTTTTTCGGTAATCAGTTCACAGGTTTACGTACGCCCCTGCTATCCCCGAGTGTTCCAAAAACTACAAAAAACGATCACTAATTCTTATTAATCTTTCTCCAATGCTATATCTTTACCACAATGAGGGCAATGCGTTTTGCACAATATCAGGCTTTGTGCACGCCGTGCATGACGCTTCAAATAACCTTTATCTACAAGAGCATCAATCACACGGCTAACATTACTTTTACTACGCAACCCCATTCGAAACATAATACTTTCATAAGTAGGGCATATACCAGATTCAATTATGCTGGTGCGCACAATATCGTATAGCTCCTTTTGGCGCGGTGTTAAGCCTGTCATGTATGTGTACTGATTAGGCATAATACTTCCTCACTTGTCTAGCTTTAATAAAAATTCAATGAATAGACAAATCCACCAGATAAACCACTGCCATGCAGTAATCCCCCAGTTAAGATTGTTTTCCATGGCTAAAAGGCCAATAGCAAAAAGTAGTGAAAACACGTTACACCTTCGCTTTCCAATGTGGTAATGACGCAAAATGTTCAAGCTGCTTTGTTGAAAGAGTGTGCCATGCACCCTTGCATTTTTTACCGGCTTGATTGTATTGCCAATTTGTCATGCTACCAATTAAAGCTTTACGCTTTTTCACAACACCATCTTTATCCAGAAGCTCTTCCTGCTGCTCACGCATAAGATAATGAGCAAGCTTATCCTTAACATTGGCTAGGTTTACCCCCCAATCATAAGCGCGCTTCATTACAGCCTTTGCTCGACTGCGTTTATTAGCCTTATCAGCCCTATGTGATCTATTTATCTGCATTTTCTTTCTCCTTAGTTTTGTATAATTTAATTATTCTGAGTTATCACCCAACGGTACCGGATAACCATAAGCATACTCATCTTGAGTGATAGAAACTGTCCCATTACACGTGCGCACCATTAAGCACGCATACTCAAGACCTTTCTCGGCTTCATCAATCCTGCCTAATGCTATCTCTTCCGTATCGTGCTCCTCATCAATATCAATGTGGTGAGAGCCATCACGCTTTACAAAAGATATACCCCACTGCCCTTGGTAATTCTCAAGAGCATCATCATCAGGCACCTCATCAATTTTAGGAGGTTTATTCTTAACCTTTTCTTTTTCCTTGATTTTAGACATTATTTATTTCCTGTATAATATGATTATTCATCTCTTCGAAAATATCAGTATCAACAATATGTTTGGTAGCTTTTAGATTATCAATATACAATTGACCTATTGATGCACATGCTGCAACAGCTATATGCTGCCTTGAACTCTCTCCCTTAAAAACATCTATATTTCGCACTAAAGTATCATAAAGATCAGTATTTAACTTTTTACAAAAATCTATCGCTGTTTGTTCATTCTTACTAAGCATCCTCGCCACTCCTTATTTTATTGATAAAATTATTACGCCATGCCTCAGTTCCAATTACCATTGCATCAAGATTTGTGCTTAATGGTAAATGCGCATAAGCATAGATGCTACGCATCATCTCACCAAAAAGCTCTTTATCACCCACAGGCTTAATCTTCTTGGCCTTACGCTCAAGTATTTCATCCTCATTAAAGCGCCTACCAAGCTTATATAAATATAAACCATTCTCAACATGCTTCTTAGGTACCGTATAAAAATAATCGCGGCGCAAATAACAAAGATAACTACCTACACTACTCTGTGGCACCTCTGATTCCTTTGCCAAATCACGTAGTGACCAATACTGCTCAGGATCACGTATCATAACTTCAAAGACGCGTCCCATGGCCTCGCTCATTCTGGCCTGATCTCTATCTGGATCGTAATCTGATCCATCAAATTTTGTGGCTGTAAAATCTAATTCTACTTGTTTATTCACGGCACTTTCCATTTTATTACTCCCTACACTAGCCCTTTATCAATACCCAACCATTCAGGCATGGATACTTCACACACTCCATTATCATCTTTATCACCAACCTTAATTTGTGATAAAGGTAGCCATATCCATACCTCACGATGAGAACCAGTGCTATCCTCCCTCATATCACCTTGCCAAAATGCCTGCGCTGCGCCCTTAACCATGCGTGGCTCAAGCATTACATCAATTATATCTGATTTCCCTGTAGTCACTTTTTGTTTTTCCTTGTAATTTTCATAAAATTCAATTGCTCTCTTACTAGCATCAAGTACAAGCTTACCATCACTAATTCGCCTTGCCTCTATCATATCGCTTCTAATCTGCTGTGGTAGTAGTGCAAAATGCTTATTACAATAGCTTTGGTATATTTTAATACGCTCATTACAATCTGGCGCACCACATGTCTTTTTGCGTACTCCCATCTAACCACCAAGAAATATAAATAAAAATATCCAAGCTATACACGCAACATCAAATACATTAGCCAATAGTAGCTTTTGATGATGTAAGTGTAAGTTACGCTCTATCATAGCTCTTGTATTGTAACGATGCTTTGTTAAATCTAACGCTTTCATGCTGTACTCCTTTTGTTGCATAAGCACCTTATTAAATTGTACGAACCATGTCAACACCTAAAATAAAGAATGTTGAAACTCGCTTACAGCCTTAGTTATACGCTCTACAGCAATATCAAAATATTGCTCATCTTCTTCTATACCAACGAATCTACGCCCAGCGCGCACAGCAGCTACACCAGTGCTACCACTACCCATAAACGGATCAGCTACCAACATATTTGGTTTTGTTGAGTTCAGGATATAGTGCTCCATCAAAGATACAGGCTTTTCTGTTGGATGAATTGATTCGTCTATCTGAGGGCATTTTATAAGCTGCTTTGAGCTGCAATTATTTATATTTATAGCTTTACCTTTGGAGAAAAATCCAATAAATTCTAAGTTCTTCATGTACCAGCGATTTGGTGTTGCTGTTATCTTGTCCCAAATTAATAAATTGTGAAAATAAAATTCAGCATTTTCTGCTGCATTAAGCATTGGCTGCACATTGCGATTATTAGCCATCACGTAGGCATGGCCATGCTTTAATAAATTATAAAGCTCTAGCATAAAATCTGACCAATCAATATCACACAGAACTATCTTTCCATTATTACCATACCCATGTGTATTTTTACCAAAACGCTCATGCAACCCACCTTCTGTGCATCCACCACTTGTAAGCTCATATGGTGGGTCAGCAACAATACAATCAACCTGCTCTCCTGCTCCATAAAGCTCCGGCATTATCTTCATTGCATCACCTTTATAAAGGATGCAGTCACCTATAGTTACTTTACGCATAATCACTTCACTTCCACTTTATTCAAATCAACACCATTTTCCAGCATGATGGCTATAAACTTATTAAGCGCATCTTGCTCACTTAAACCCTCAAGCACATAATACTTAAACCCCATAGCGCATACGCGATCCTCAAAATATATTTGAGATTCTTCCATACCTCCATCTTTTGCTTTCATCTCAATGAAAATAGTAGTTGGCTGCTTATGCACTTCATTTGGAGCTATCAAAACTATAATATCTGCAAAGCCTGCCATAACACCCATAGCTTTGAATATACTTGCCTCTGCTTTGGTACGCTTTCCACCATTAGGGCAATGAGCTGCAATAAACCTACTACAGTCCTCAAGCTGCATAACACGCTTAACAAAATTAAAGATAGCTATCTGCAGTCTTTGTTCTGGTCTTTGCATGCGTTTCTTACGTGCCGGATGTGCATACATGCTGTTAGGCTTCTTTTTCACTCAATCTATCCCTCTATTAATATATAAATAAAAGATTCTTAAAGGTTGTTGTTGTTATAGGTAATTGGATAACTTCATCTATTTACGTCTTGCGCCTTTAATTTATCACGAGTCGCACCCTGTGGGTAAGCTGTGGAAACCTGTGTATACACCTTGGATATAGTCAGCAGTTATACACACGAAACTAACCCACAAAATCATACCCAAGGTTATCAGCATAAATTTCCACATAGTTATACACCCTCTTTCTTTAAGGCTTTTTCTACTGAGGCAAAATGCTCAGGTGTTGCGCCTCTACGCCCAGCTTTTTGATGGCAAATATGACTATCGCTAAAGCCATATTTATCACAAAACTCCTTAAGACCAATATTCATTTTCAAAATACGCTGATCCCATTTAAGCATAGCTTCACGGCGTTTCAGGCGCTCCTGTAGCTCTTCCATTCTTTTTTCTAGGCTCATACCTTCTCCTTATATTTAAGTGCCCTAATAAATGCCCTCAGATGCTTCATTTCATCCTCAGACACATCTTTACAAATGCGCAACACATCAACTTGCTCTTTTGTTAATGCGCTACCTTTAACATGATCCATACGAAGTGGAAAAAACTCATTGGTAGATACATCGAATAACGTAGCAAATTGGTACAACCTACCAGCAGAAATTCTATTTTTCCCATTTTCATACTTTTGTATTTGCTGGAATGTAATATCAACAGCATCACCAAGCTTTTCTTGAGATATGCCTTTGGCAACCCTTATTTCTCTTAATCGTCCTCCGACAAATACATCTATTTCACTTGGTGTTCCTTTAGTCTTTTTAGTCACTTCACTTCTCCTTTAGTTAAATAATGAGGCTGGCAGGGCTTGATACCTGCTGAATTATACTTAATGTTAGTTGCCACCTCTCAGTGAGGGATAAACGTTAATATTTTCATCAAGTTTATTGGTTATTCCTACTTTACCGGATATTTACACAACTTGTCTTACAAGTAGGCTTCTTCAATAACCATTCGTTCCGTTAAACCGCGTGTCCTTCCACGCCGCAGCCTCATAACCTTTATATGATATTGTACTTTGTTTGTCAATTTTTTTATTGACATTAGTTGAACAATTTAATAACTTGGTTTTGCAACGAAAGGAAGTGCATAATGTTCAAAACTTTATTAAAGGTTGGCCCTGCTACCTACTCAAAAGCAGGCACTGTATCTATTGGTTTTTATCAATGTGGCGCAGTTGCGCTGGTTATTGAAAGTAATAGCGGTATTGAAGCAAAAGCCACTGTTAATATGCCAGAGGTTGATCTACAAAAAGATCAGATCATTCTAAAAAACTGGTCAGAAAACACTGGTATACCAGAGGCGCTGGTAAAAGCAGGGCTAGTAGAAATTACAAGTGAGGCTGTGAGTAATGGCTTTGTAGCCGCGCCAATCGCAACAATGAAACCGGAGCTTTTATCCGAGGTTGAGAAAGCGAGGGTAGCATGATGAAACAATCAAAAAAACATAAAGAGCTGGATCGTATAAACAACTGGCATACACTGCTTACAGATATTGCAAATGCAATGGATGAGCATGACGAATCAACGCATCTATCAGATCACATAGATAGTATTATTGATGATCTAGAATCAAGAACGAAAGAGATTCTTGGTGATGATGCTATCGTTACATTTAGGGAGATAGTACAATGCCGTTAGTTATAGCAGATCACACATGTGCAGATAAAACCGATGAGGAGATATTGCGCATGGTGGCTGAAACATATGCTAACCCTGCTAATTGGGAATCATATGAAAAGGATTATAGTAATGGTGGCCGTCCTATAATGAGAACAGCATGGGGTATCCGTGATAAAGGCCGGTATGCTGAGTTAGCACTTAAATATATAAAGGAGCGTAAAAATGGTTAATGGTTTTCCTGATCCAACAGATAAATACTTACTTGATTTAATGCCTGTGTGTAACAACAACGTTAATGATAATAAGTGTGCAGATGAAGAGTTGGAAAACTGCTTGCGCAACCTTAATGAAACACTATTCCGTGGGTTACTACGGGATGTGAAAAATGTATTCGATGAGATACGCGATTTACCAGATGATTTGGGTATAAAAGCTTTGGAAATTGTAACTATCGAACATCAAGCAACAATTGGCAAAATAAAGGAGCAAATTAATGTCAAATGATATCGTAACACTGGAAGTAGATTTACCAATACCACAAAAAGCACTAACACCACTTGATGTGTTTGGTAAGGAGAATGGTGCAGAGCCATTACTAAAAGCATTGGAGGAGCATATTGATTCCTTTAAGCATGGTGATCTATCTGTAAAGAAGAATCAGAAAGAAGTTACTGCCTTAACATCAAAGGTTAAGAGTGCCCGATCAATGATGGATACAGCTCGTAAAGACCTTAAAAAGAGCCTTGAGGAGCAAATAGCACCTGTGCTTGCGCAGATCAAAGTTGTTGATGGTGAAGGGCGTAAAATGCAAGAAGAGCTTGCACGCTTACGTGATAAAGCACGCCAGCCACTTACGGATTATAAGACTGCAGAGGCAGAGCGTAAAGATGCTCTTAATAAACGCCTACATGATCTGGAGATATTAATAGAGTTCACATATGGGCAGCAATATACAAGTGCTGATATAGAGCAGCGTCTTAACCAAGCAAGTGAAACACAGATAGATGGCACGTGGGAAGAGCTTGCATCCACTGCGAGTGATACCAAACAGCGTGTAATTGATCAGCTTAAGGAGCGTCTGCAACAGGCTAAAGATAAAGAGGAGCAAGATGCTGAGCTTGAGAGGCTACGTGAGGCTGAAAAAGAGCGTGATAGAGAAGATCAACGCAAAGAAACGCAGCGTATTGCTGATGAAAAAGCCTTAAAGGATGCGGAAGATAAAATACAAGAAGAGCGCGATGCACGTATTAAAGCGCAACGTGATGCAGATCAAGCTGCGCAACGTGAACGAGATAAGATTGCTCGTGAAAAGCTGGAGGATGAAAAGGCTGCTAAAGAGCGTGAGGCTGATCGTGAGCACCGTGGCAAGATCAATCGTGAGGCACTAGCTGAAATAATGAGAGCCGGTGAAATCACACAACAACAAGGCATAGCTATCCTTACAGCTATAGCCAATGGGAAGGTGCCACATGTCAAAGTGCAATATTAATCTTTTTTATCTACAAGATAAACGTAGTTATGTAGGTAACAGTATGCTGTTTTGGGCTGAAAAAGGTGGATATACCACAAATATAAATGAAGCACGTAAGTTTACTCAAGAAGATGCTTTTAAGCAACATAAGCAACGTCCTGACATAGATATACCAATTCCTTGTTCATATATAGACGCACGCACAACTGTAATGGTTGACTGCCAACATGTGCGTGTAAAAGAAGCGCTTGAGGAAATAGGGTTAACTTTATATGAGCCTCCAAAACCTAAATACGTACCTCTAAAATGTCATAGTTGCGGTAGGTTTTTGAGTTTCTCTGACTACTGGCATGAGTGTCCAAACTGCGGAGGTTGCAATAGACCATGAAAGCTTTATCAATACGCGCACCATGGTGGTGGTGGATTTTACACTGTGGTAAGACAATAGAGAATAGATCCAGGCGCACACATTATCGTGGCCCTATCCTTATACACGCCTCTACGTGGTGGAATTTTCATGATTGCTATAATTGTGAACAAACGGCAATGGAAATGTTTTTTGAATCATCTAATGCGCAAGAACAAATTCAGTTATTAAATCTTCTAGTAGATAAGGAGCGTATAGAAAAAATGCGCAATCTTGGTGGCCACATAATAGGCCGCGCGGATATAGTTGATTGTATTCCACCGGAAGAGCGTGAAAATCCATGGCATATGGAAGGGCAATTTGGATGGGTATTAGATAATATTAAACCTATAGAGCCTTTCAAGGTTAAAGGTGCTTTAGGATTATTTAATGTCGATTATGAGGAATAATATTTTGGCAGGACTACCCCCAACATTAGAAATGACTGACCGCATAATTCGTATGGAGAGGGATCGCGCAGATTGTGAAGCGCAGCGAAATCAAATGATGGCTCGTATAGATGAGGCAAGAATATTAGAAGAACGTGCAAGGGAGATGCAAAATATGCCACGTATTCCAAATTATGATAGAAACAACACCCGCTTTAGAAGAGGGCGCAATACGATACGTATAGCACCTCCAGTTAGTATAATGCCGATGAGTGATGCAATCCCATCAGTGGCAGACTTTATAAATATACTCACACTAACAAGAGATTATGATATAGCTACACGAGCCAATATTATACAATTAGAGTCTGATATAAGCACTAGCTGGTTAGGTCTTTATGGCCTTAATGCAATATCATTATGCCTTACAGACATAGCAGATAACAGAGATGAGAATGAACCTGCTATAAGCGATTACCACATAAATCGAATTTCTCGTTCTATTAACGAGCTTAAAGGTAAAGTTGATTTGCGCCAAATGGCACAAGATAAGGTATGGCCAATGTTTTGGTATTGCATAGCTGATGCAAGAAGAGAAAGCACATCACCTACACCAATACCATATAACAGAGATAATGCAAAAGCATCAATTGCAGAATGGCGAGAAATTACAGGCTTCAGCAAAAAGCAATGGAAGTGGTTATGCAATAAGCCTCACTGGTATTTATTTAAGCTCTTTATTGCACCCAGCCCTTGGGATATACGCTGGCCGGAAAACATCTTGCGAGAGCGTGAAGATATGGGGCAAATTACTACAAATAGAGCATTACAGCATTACGGCTTTATAGACTGGCTGCGTGATTATTTTATGCGTGATGAGCACTGTTCCATCAATCCGCTTGAGTTTGATTATACTATGCGCGATATAATAGATATATGCCAACAACCGCGGGGGCCTACACATCCAGAAACTATCCGACAATTACTTACATCAGAAAACTGGCAAGAGCTTACTCACAATGCAAGGGCGATAGAGGGACATAATCCTTTCAGCTTAGAGGCTGGAGCAGTAAATTTTGTACGTGGTGATGTTGGTATTGATATGGCGCGGGGCAGAGATATTTCCGCTATAGCGTTTCGCGGTGATTTTGCTCATGAACCACCGAAACCTATCCGCCCTAAAGAAGCAAAACCAATAGAGGTACTATCACCATACCCAAAAGAAATAGAGCTTGGTAAGCATAAAGCTATATTACTTGATGATGATCAAAAGCTATATGATGAGAGCGATAATTTAAGGCATTGCATTTATCGCACGTATAGCCCACGCATTGAGCGCGGTGAATATATTGCTTATCACATCACAGGGCCAGGCACTGGTAGAAATGGAGCAACATGTGGTATTAGAAAACACAAGCAAGAGCCAATAAGATATAGACCTCATCATAGTGAAATATTAAGATCAATGCGAAAAATTAAAAATAAAATATCATGGCAACATGATCAAACACGTGGCAAAGGTAATTCTATTCCTAATATGGATAAGGCCATACCATTTATTGATCATGTAGTAAAACTGTGTAATGAGGCTATGCCTGATAAAATTAAAAATAGTTGTTGACACAATAAGTACAATTTAATAGTGTGGTCTTGCAACGAAAGGAAGTGCTTAAAATGACTAACAATAATTCTCTATCATCTTGGCCATGGGAAACACCTGAACCCGGTATTTATTTTGATATGCCGTTTGATCAGTATCTAGCTATCCCATGCCTACAATCTTCATCCATAAAAAATCTGTTAAAGTCTCCGACTTTATTCTACGTAAAATCATGGATGAACCCGCTACGCGAGGACTTCTCAAAAGACACACAAGCTTATGCTGACGGGCGTGCTTATCATGTGCGTATCCTTGAGGGTAAAAAGCGTTTTGATGAGCTGTATGCGCCTGATTATGAAGATAATCCAGAAGATACTACAGTTATTCGTACCAGTAATGATATCAAAGCTGCGCTTCGTGCTGCTAAATTGCCTGTTACATTCAAAAATAAGGCAGAAGGCATTACAAGATTATTAGCTGCCAAGCCACATGCGCGCATATTAGATAATTTAATTGCTAAACACCGCGCACAATTTAGCGAAGATGTAGAGTTACTTAATCAAGAAACTATGCGGTATATAGAATTTAGCGCCAAGATGATTGAGCATAATCCACACATTAATGGTTACTTTGTAGGTGGATATCCAGAGGTAACAATCATCTATGATGATGAGCGTCTTGGTGTGCGCCTTAAAACCCGCGTTGATTATTTGAAAATCATGGCCGGATGCGATCTTAAGAGCTTTGCTAATCAGTATGATGATCCACTTATGAAGGCTGTTAAGAAGACTATTGATAGATTCTTATATCAGATACAAGCGCGACTTTATGTAGATAGCATAAATGTAGCCAAACAATTTGTTAAGGATGGCAAGGTATTTGGTGCTGATCATGTTGATCAGGAATGGCTTAAGCTATTTAGTGAAACACTATGTGAAGAGTTTTGGTTTTGTATGGTGCAAAAAGGTATAGCGCCAGTAACCAAAGGTATTAAAATGAGTATGCGTGATAAAGCATTTACTGATAATTACGAGCGCTATTTAATTCCTGCTGCTGATATATTCAAAAGCAACTATGAGCAGTTTGGCGAAGAATTTTGGGTTGATATTCAAGAAGACGAGTATCTAAGCAACGATGAACTTTATGGGATATGATCATGAAAAAAATAACCGTATGCGATAACCGTGGAAGGTTCCACTTATTTAATGGTGAAAATATTGCGTTTTTTGCTGGAGCTGATGGCTGTGAAATAATTAATTTTGGTCGTGAGCGTGATAAGAAACTTGCGCATTTTTCCCAATACCAATGGGTAAAGGAAGAGGAGCAGGAAGGACTGCAAGGGCGTGATACTGAATTTATCAGCCATGATGAAGCAAATCAGATACCTGATAAGTTTACACCACCGGCACAGCAAGCCCCTGATCCATTCACTAAGAAGGCATTAGAGGAGCGTGATACGCCAGTGCTTGATCATAACAGCCTTGCGCATGGAGCACCTATTGATAGGGTTGTAGAAGATGAGGGCAAAGAGGAGGAAGTGCCACAGCTTGCACCAGAAGAGCAACAGCAGACCGTTATGGATATAGTTAATACTATACCAGTATGTGAAACATGTAATGGTAATGGTACTGTCCAGGATCCTGAGAGTGAAGACCCGCTTGATACTGTTATATGTCCAGATTGTTAAGGAATGGATAATGCAATTCAAAGCAAAAAACTGGAAAGCGCCGTTTCCACCAAAAGTTTGTGTTGGTGATATATATCCAGCTATGGGCGGAAAAGGAACATATGCATTTGTGGTTGCGGCTGTGAATGAGAATGGGATGGTGCATTGTTTTGGTATTAATAAAGAGGGTAATATTGTAACAACTACATCTTACGGAAGGCATACTTTTGGAAGACGTGAGAAGATTGGCTTTTGTGAAGATTTGGCAAATCTAACATTGGAAATAGATATGTTTGGAGTAAGTGACTATGGGAAAAACTAAAGGAGAAGCAGTAATGCCAATTGAAAAGAAACCACATATAGATAATGCAAACGTGGTGTTTGCAGGTCGAACACTCACCGCTGCATGCCATGGCCGTGCATGGAATAATGGCTGGTGGCATGATCCGAAAACAGGTGAAAAGCTTATACGCCCTGTACCTGAGATGCTATGTCTTATTCATTCTGAGGTATCAGAAGCCTTAGAGGGGTTTCGTAAAGATTTAATGGATGATCATCTAACAGATAGAAAGATGCTAGAGGTTGAGCTTGCTGATGCAGTTATACGCATATTTGATATGGCTGGAGGTCTTGATCTGGATGTGGCTGGTGCATTAATGGAAAAACTATCATACAATGATAAGCGTGCAGATCACAAACCTGAGAATCGCGCAAAAGATGGGGGTAAGAAGATATAATGGCTGGTAGCGTAAATAAAGTTGTTTTAATTGGTAACTTGGGCAATGATCCTGATATCCGAACAATGCAGAGTGGTGATAAGGTGGCTAACCTATCTATTGCCACTAGCGATACATGGAAAGATAAAAACACAGGTGAGCGCAAAGAGCGCACCCAATGGCACCGTGTAGTTATCTTTGCCTCCGGTATTGTGAGCATCACAGAGCAATATCTTAAAAAAGGCGATAAGGTATATATAGAGGGCACACTGGAGAATCGCTCATGGGAGGATAACGGCGTAAAAAAGTATGTAACAGAAGTAGTGTTACGCCCTTACAGATCATCATTACAAATGCTTACAACACGTGGTGGAGGTGGTGTGCCACAGAATGAAAATACTGATGGCTATAATAGCCAACCAAGTAATGCACCGATGGAGCATAACTACACTCCAGAAGCTATGGACGATGAGATACCATTTTAATATATCGCTTGAATATGACTGCAGTTGCAGGTACAGTTAAATCATGGTGTAAAAATTGGGTCTCCACAATCCTTTTGTTGCATACATCATGTAAACAGCTCCCTTGGTGATACAGCACCTAGGAGCTGTTTTTTTATTTACTATTTATTAATTATTATTGGATAATATAAATACTCATCAAGCAGTCCCCACACACACTGTTTGATACTCCCCAATAAGGTGGCTGGTGACGACTGGCCACCTTATTTTTTACATCGTGGATCAGTCTTGCACGTACTGCAATAAACAGCATTATGCTCTTTAATTTGAATTAGGATATTATCAGGAATACTATCTATCCAATTGATAGGCTCAAAGATATCACAGGATACATCTTCTATTGCTTGTGGCTTATTTATCCCTCTTAAATCCATCATCGTCTCGCAAGCTGTCAGAGGCATTGCGCACAGCATTCCTAACATCACGAGCTTTGCGTATTTTCTTAATGACATTCTCATTATATTTAGCAACCTCTTTAGCTGCACCAGCATCAAGGAGTTGCTTACGCTCCATAATGCTGGAAACAGTTGTAACGAGCTTTAATAAGCCCTCTAGTACAGTAAACCAAATCATTCTGCTGGCTGTGTTTCTACTTCAATAATATCTGCATTCAGTAATTTACCACAGTATTCCTCAGCGCTTTCTTTATCAAAAGCAATTTGAACCGCTGTGCCTACATCATCTACCCTTCCAGTGAAGAATGCACCACCAGCAATAACAATACCAGCTACAATAGATACAATAAGTTTTTTCATAAAAAATCTCCTTAAGTCAAAATAATTTGAAAGTGTGGTGCATCAAAAAAATTATGATCTAATGTCTCACCATCACCATTCCAATCCATGCCGTTAATAATCTCAACACCATGCATCTTTGCACATGATAGCATAACACCTGATAAAACACCAAACCGCGCTATTTCTTTTGCGTTACCTTTATTAACCTCTTTCATATTAATAGGGTAAGGATATAAATCAACAGCATGGCCATAACCATCAGACTGTATTAAATGCTTAGATTTTAATGTCTTAGATTTACCACCATCATAAAACTGCTTTTGCCTCTCCTTCGTCCTTACACCTTCAACAACTGAAAAATCCATAACCTGCATATCCATACATGACTTAACTACAGACACAAGTTTAGGGTGAACTCCAGTTAAATTCTCTAATGATCTACCGGAGAATCTATACATCCTTATACCTTCTTCCTGATTGATAAAGCTCTTTTTGAATATTAGCCTCATGCCTTGTCATGACATTTGTTAAATCACGTAACACAATATTTGTTTCAGATTGCCTAGTATCTGCCTGCAACGAATAAACCTCAAAAGATTTACGCCACGCCTCATTACTCTCCTTATGATCAATGCTCATTCTATCAATAACATCACTGGTGCGATCAACAACAGCCTTCATGGTTTTAGCATGCTGCTTCAAGATATATATTAGAAGGATAAAGAATACACCGAGTATTAGCCCAGCTAACCCAAATTGTGTAAAAACTTCCCAATTAATGATCGTTTCCATCATTACCCCCATATAATATATGCAAGATTTACAAAAAGAACTATTGATACACCACCTAAACAACCAGAAAAGAACTCTGAAAACATATGTGGATCGAGCCCAAATCTCTCAACTCTACCTCTAGCATGTGATCCAAGTTCATAACCTAATGGCCACAATATAGTGCCAATAACACCACCTACTGGTAGTGTTATGATAAACCCTTTTACACCTGCTGCAACCCATGCATATCCTTCATCACCCAACTTATACCCCATAAGTTTGGCTATATAATCTATAATGGGTTTCAAAGTAGATTTACGGTTTAAGTTAGGTGCTCTTTCACCCTCCCAATCCAAAAACATCCAAGTAGCAGATTGCATACCACCATATGATATTGCTGCGCTTATTGCTGTTATAAATAACGATACTGTTAAATCACAACCTAATAGATTAGCAACTGTGCCAGCAGCAACACCAAAAGGAATTGAGAATATTAGTTCCGGCAACCAAGACATACCAAACTTACTACCAAAGCCAGTACCAGCTAGGCGTGCTAATATCCCCATACATATAATAAAAACTAAAGAAAGCATAATTACTCTGGTTTTGGATTACGTTGCTTAACTTGATTAATACCTGAATCAATCAGATCACTCTCATCACATGGTTGCATAGCCTCGATTAGATGCTTGAGAGCAGTAGCTATATCACCTTGCTCTAGCGCTACATTAGCTTTACCAGCCCATAATCTAGCTTTTTGCCTATTCTTATAATCAGCATCAGCTTGATCACCAATAGGTGGATATTTGGCGCGGCGTTTTTTTTCGTAAACATCTGTTTGAACAATATTAGGATTTATAAAGCTACCGTCCTGCTGCATTATTTGACTACATACAACATCATCAGAAACTTTAATAAAACCTTTCTCTGGAGCATTTTGCTTCTGCACTACAATATTATTTTCCACCTTTACATACGCCATTATGCCACCTTCCATATTTTAACATCTGTATATATTTCCGTACTGCCACTATCGCTGGCAGTGCCAAGACCTAAAGTGCCTACTGTTGTGATTGTATATTGATCTACCTCAAAAACTTTTGCATCAGCTATAGTAAATCTACCACACATAAGAGAGTGTACATTTGTGTTATCACCGGAACCACTATATGCTGATTGCCCTAAAAGCTCTGTAGATGCATCTGTAATATTATATAATCTTAATTGAGTACCCTGAGAGCGAGTAGCAGGACCACTAGCCTCTATGTAGTAAGTGCCTGCTGGTAGTGTGATTTGGTTGGATGATAAAGAAGCTCCAGATATCTCATTAGTTACAACAGTATTCAAATCTCTTGTATTCCAAGTAGTAGCAGCACTAGTTCCACCATCAGTACCAGTAGTTTTTTGGTCTTGAATATGGAGGAAATCAGCTTGAAGTTTAGAGTTCTCAGCATCAACATAAGCTTTTACACTTTGTTGTGTTGGAAGTGCGGTTGCACTATTAGATGCCATATTATCTTCATCAAGAAAAGAGTTAATACCGATACCGGAGCCAAGCTCAAAAGTGCCATCTGCTCTAAATGCTCCACGCTTAGTTAAAGTTTGAGAGCCAGCGTTTGTAAAGAAAGCAATCTCACCAGGCATATCATTATTACCTGGTGTGCCATCTACTAAAAACCTAATTTCTGCTGCAGTCTCTTCATCGGTGCCATCATACCCACAAGCGATAACACGAAGTAATGTATCATTGTCTTGCACGATTGTTTCCGTATCGTGTGTTCCCCTGCTTCTCATACCTAATATATGACTACCAAAATCATTACTATCTGTATGTCTATGTATAGTCAGACCACCAAGATCAGATGCACCACTTGAATGAACCTCTAATTGTGATGTCACGGAAGCACCAGCAATCGTGTGTGTAACCTCACCATCAGTACCTAATATTAAAGACTTATCTATTCTAAATGAATCAGCACTCTCATCCCACGAAAACTTAGGGGAGCCAGTAACATTCATTGTTGCTATAATAATATCTTGATCTGTGCCATCACCATATGTCAGGCCATTCTCATCAACATCCTCATCAAAGCCATTAACCCGAGTAAATGTTATAGAGCTTGTGCCAAAATCAATCGGATCATCAGTTGTTGTAAGTGAGTAATATACCCTTGTGGAAACTGTGCCATATAATACATAAACAATAGTGCCCTCTGTGACATCACGGGAACTATCAAAATCCTTAGACCTACTCCACGCAGAAGCAGAAGCAATATAAATTCCGTTTTCAGTATCATCTGTTTGATCTTTAACAAGCACACGATCATCTGCAACAACTGCCACACCATCAATAGTTTGCGTACCTGATAAAGTTATATTAGCTGTAGTTGCTACACGCACAGGGGCTTTATAAGCAACACCCTGATTCAATCCATTTATGCGATCGGTTACAGTCATAACACACCTTAAGGCTTTATAAAGTTAATAAAGATAGGCACTTGCTACCCCATGGATATGGGCTTGGATATCCTCAGTATAACAGATAAGTTAATTTATTCCATATCAGTCTTCTCTATACACCAGATAATCAATAATCTGTGCATCATCACCCTTAGCCTCTTTTTCTGCTGCACGCAATAATTGGTTTATCATACCCGCTGGAAGAGGTAATACAGCATTGGTTGTATTTACAGCGCCTCTAGTAAATGAATACCAATTCACATCCTCACCTTCTGAGATTTTCTGTGCAGTTCTGGTGAATGTTCCAAGGAATGTACCAATATTTTGTATTTGAGCTTGTGCAGCACCTTGCGATGAAAAGCCTTGCGCAGCTCCAGCCACATCCCTAACAAATGGTACAGTAGCAGCAGTTTGTTGTAATGTTAGCATTCCAATTGTTGTTGCCACTTCTGAGCCTGTAACATGCTCATCATCATCTTTATCAAAATCAAGCTGCCCCATAATCAATGCTGATATAAGACCTTCAAGCATAAATGTCATTAAGTATGATGCTGCAAGCTCAGGTGTGCCAATTTCTTTATTCTTATACTGTATATTCTTGGTTTTGATCACATTATATTTAGCATTAAAGTATGAAAAGAACATGGTAGCGAACTTCACCCATTCTTGTCTTTGTGTTTTTTCTGTAAGGGTACCACGCTCAATAGCAGCTAAATCTGACACCAGTCCGGATCCTTGTGATCTTGCTACTGCTATATCTGCCTGCCTTATAGCTTCTGCATCATTAACCCCCTCATTTAATGCTTTTTGATATGTGGCAGACCATGAAACCGCATCAACTACTTCCTGCATTTTTTGCATAGGCCATAGCATAGATGCTGCTGCTTTAGATACTTTTCCAGCATCAGGGCGTGTAAGTAAGCGCAGCGCATCAGACACATCACGTGTAAGGGTAAATTCACGCTCTCTCATAAATGCACTCTTAACTTTTATCTCTTCACTAATTGCATATGGATTACCACGTGAGAATACTTGCATAAGACCGCGCACCATATTGCCGGTACCGACATCACCTGCGGTCTGCGCTAAACCTGAGAACTGTAATAATGCTGTCATAGGACGTAAACCAAGCCTACCCAGCGTATAGTTTGATCGTAAAGCTCTTAGGCTACCATTAATCACTCCGCCAGCCATCACACCGCCACTTGATGTATCCTGCAACCATGTTTCCATCATCACAAGCGCATCTTCACCAATGTAATTATTTACAGCTTCCTGTACCTTTTGCTTACGCAGAACTTTATCAACATTTTCTACGGCCTCAGACATTGTGATAAAGGTTACTTGCTCATTAATGTGCTCACTTACAACATCCATATCTAAGCGTATTGGTCTTTCAACATTATTGGCACGCTCATACGTAGAGCCATTTTTTGTTTGCGCTTTAGTATTAGCACCAATCATCATATCCTTATTGACTTCTGCTATAGATTCTTTTTTGGTGCGCACATCTTGGTGTGGATCATATTTGATCCGCATATAACCACCAGGCAAATCAAGCAACTCTCCATCAGCAGTCGTTACAGTAAGAGGCTCATGCTCTATTTTTTCAGGAGCATACCCATATCTTTCAGCTTCGATCTTTGAAACCTCCGGCCAAAATGAATCCATATAGTTCCATGTATCTTGAACAAACAACCAATCTCTTTTGGTCATGTTAGATAAAGCATTATCTATAAATCCTTGTGTCCACCCACGTGTTTTAGCATAACCATCAAGCAGCTTGGCTTTGTTATCTACAGTGCCTTGGTGCATAGCTATGGTTAAAATCATCTCACGTGTAAGAGTTTCCTCTACACCATCAGCTTTAACAATAAAATCCTCATCCATAAATGTTTGCACATATGTTTTGTAATCCGCAACACCTGTTTTTTCATCTAGCTTAAGGCGCATCTTTTTCTTTTTGTAATCCTTGCCGTAGTGCCTATCAATTATATCATGCAAGTTTTTCATCTCATCACGACTACGAATCACCTTTTGTATCTCAGCAGCCTGTATTGGTTCAAATATGGTTTTTGTCCATACACCATATTTACCACCATCAAGCTGTGATGTAATAGTGCTGGCCTTTGTATTAACAGCATCAATAGCCCCGGCCAACTCACCAAGCTTTTTGGATAAACGCTCATTCTGCCTTTTAGAAAGAGGCTTTTCTATAACTTCATTATGCTCATCTGCAGTCAGTTCAAGCTCATCAACAAGCTCATTAAGATCACGTTTCTCCTGCTCTGATATATATTGCAGCTTTCTTCTACCTTGTGTCTCAAGGTTAACTACTAAATCACGCAAACCTCTAAATTCATCCAGTGTAAGATCACGGTAATGTGATTTATCCTGAGCCTCCATTAACTGAGGCGGTACCAATAGCTGTGCAAATTCGTTATTTTCTTTCTCGATTATCCACTCATTAATAGCAGCAAGCTCAAGCTTTAATTTCTTTGCCTCTGTAAGCCTTGGCCCTAAATTATATGCACCCAGTACACCCCATATCTTTTCATGATACTCAGGGTCTATCTTAGGTTTTTTCTTTCTTGGTGGCTTTTTAGATAGTTTTTGGAAACGCTCTAATGCCTTATTAACTTCCTCACGCGAATCACGAGCCTCTTTGAACATATATTTATTCAATATTACACGTCTCTTTGCCTCAGCAGCAGCATCAAAGTCTTCTTTTGCAAGAGCCTTACCATACTCACGCTCAGCACGCAGCGCAGCTCTGTAATATTTATCAGGCTTAATTGAGTTATCAACATTCTGCTGTGCTATAGCTCTCTTTGCAGCAATCTTAAAATCATTGTTTGTTGGCTGCTCAACACCTGTTTTCTTTGAGATAGATTCAAGCTCTACAAAATTAAGCTCAGGGTTTTGCGTCATTACCATTTCAAGAGCTTCACGCTCAATGGTACCATCATTTAGCATATCACCATGTCTTACTATCATCTCATCATCAGTAAGCTTTTGTAGCTTTAACTTATATGGATCAGCAGCTATCATAGCATCAATTAAAATCTTAGGGCTATCAAAGCCATACATCTCTGCAAGGATTCTCAAGTCAACGCCATCACCCTTTGTGCGCGATCCACGTGGTAAACGGCTAACTATCTCCTTCTCACCATAAAGCTCTATCACATCCTTTTCAGACATTTTATATTCTGAATCAAGAACCGTATTGCCATCAAAATCTTGCCCAGTAGTTACAAGGTGTATAGCTCTATACAAGGCATCCTTTTGCAGCAGCTCTTCCTGCTCCTTCATAACCTTTTCACGCTGCTCTTTATACCACTTGGTATTTTCTCTGCGCTTTTGCCTTAAAGCTTTCCTGAATAGTTTATCTTTAGCATCAGTTAATAATTTATCTTGCTGCTTAACGTACTTTTCACGCTCAGCCTTATTAAGCATCTCAAGTGTTTTTTCATTTGTTTGGAAAAGGAGATTACTCTCTAAAGCATCAATCTCCTCACTTGTTGCCAGCATGCGATCAAATACGCTACGTATATTATCATCAAGCTTCACATCTAAACCTGAGATATTCTTATATACATTAAGCAACCACATCTTAAAGCGATCAAACGCTGCGCGTAATTTAGCTGATGGTGCTTTACCCTCATATAGATATGCTTCAAAGCCACGTGCCCACTGCTCATGCTGCTCAACACCAATTGGTGTACTTGGTTTATAAACAAATGAGTCTTCTATTGTTTCAACTTGACCCTTAATCTCAATATTTAATTCTACTTTTCTTAAGTCTGTAAACTTTTCGTAATATGGTACCGCAGATTTTACTGCGCCAACAATATATAGGGGTTTGCCTGTTTTATTCGAATAGTCTTTTAATGCATTCAGAACATTAGTTCCAAGTCCTGTCCCATATTTTTGTTTTGTAAGGTCACTCACCTCTTTCACATGAATATTATTTAAGTAAATACCGCCAGCATCTTCTCTTATTGAGGTTTGTACTGCTGCGCCACCAACTTTGAAAATTGATTTTTTTCCAACATCCTCAAAGCCTTTTTGCACATCTTTGGTTTCATGTTCAGCATTAATATTTTTTGATATGTGTTGAATAGCGTCTGCCTCAGGCGCAACACCCATCCATTTTAATGCAGCTTGGTAATCATCTTTTATATCCTGAGTAGCATCAGGATCAGCAGCTATTTGGCCAAATATATCAAGGAATAAGTGACCAGTTTCATGGAATAAAGTAGATTCATCAGCACCCTTAAACAGGTTTATAATGCGCTGGCCTTGCTCACCAAACTGGATAGAGCCACGCTTGCTATCGCGGTCTTGGTATAAAATACGTGGATCGGCTGGATCAAAAGTGCCTATGTTGAATTGGCTTTTTATTTGTTCTGGTTTGAAGGCAATATAATTTACATCTTCTTTACCCTTAACAATTATTCCATCGTAAGGATTTGGAGGAGCTTCTTTTTCAAACACCGCCGTTTCATCACCTTCTAATGCACGAAGTAGTGCATCATCATCTGTTACAGTTCGTGGCTTTCTAGAATCTATAATTGTTTTAACAATCTCAGTTTTATTGTTATCAACATAGTTTGAAGCATGTAGACCAGTCTTAATAACTAATGGATTTTTTATTTGGAGATAAAGAGGTAATATTCTTGCGCCTGCATCTTTAGCGTAAATTCCAGCTTCTTTACTGCTATCTGTAAAATGAAAACCAAAAGAATATGTTGGGTGTTTTTTACCTATTTTTTTTGGATCAAAAAAGTCAAACTCTGCTTCTGTCCCATGATAAACAACCAACGGCTCACCATTCTCATCAACAACTTTTGAATCTCCGAACCAATTCTTAAAAGCTTCTGTATCTGTTTTTATAGGCTTAGCCTGATAATAAGTACCGCTAGCATATTCCTCTGCTGCTTCTGCAAGAGCACGCTTTACAGTGTCATTATCTGCTTTGGTAATATCAACACCGCGGCTTTGCAACTCATTCAAAACCTCTTCATTATATGCGCTTTTAAGCTCTGCCTGCATATCTTCTTCGGTGCGTATAAAATTACCAAAAGTCTCATCACGTAACTTATCAAGTAATTCCTGCCTATCCACATACCCTGTTTCATCAGGTGCAAATATACCAGACACACCAATCTCTGACTCAAACTCAGAGGCAACAATATTATCAATATCACCCAGCGCACCGTCTTTTGCAAATAGCTTCGGATATGCTTTTGGTGTAATTCCTATAGCTTTTAATTCTGCTTGTATAGGAGAACCGCGCCTAATTTTACCGCGTTGGATAAGCGCTTTAATCAATGGTTTTGGTGTTGCTTTTTCACCTGGTTTACGTACTTCACCCAATAAGTCTTTCTTGACCTTCTTCTTGCGTAATCCCTTGGATTTTTGTTTTTTGCGCAAGGAATCAATATATGCGTCCTCACCAGTAACAGGTAAAGCCGGAGGCTGCGTTTGTGGCCCTCTTATTTCAAAGTTACCACCAAATACATTTTCAAGAACTTTTCTTGTAGGCTCTCCACCACGATCAATCATTGATTTTACAAAGCCTGCATACAGTATGGCCTCTTGATTAGCCACATCAGGAGTGCGTGCTTTTTCACCCATACGGCCAACATCAGTAAGATTTTCATATACCTGTTGCTCAACACGGTCATAAAACTCTTTTTGCTGTTGCTCACTTTCAAATGTTGCTTGCTCTTCACGCGCTTGGCGCATTACTTCATCAATTTGCTCATTAACAAAATCAGGATTATCTGCATCTTTGCTAGTAATACCATCCTCAAGCTTTACAAAATCAGCAATAAAATCCAGCTCATTATTGGCATCTTGTGCCATTGCATATACAAGCTTATCAGCAGGTATTTTTACATCTGCACCAGTCTCTGTGCTTTCAGCAAATTGGATGCGTGCTTCTGGTACCATCTCAAAGAACTTATCCAAGTCCTGCTCTGATTGATACATCTCATCAACTATAGCACCATCAAGTGTTATCTCTTGCCCTTCTGTGGCATTAGATAAGAACTCCTTAAATTTTTCTGGATCGCGTTCGAGCAGCTTTGTGCCCTCACCAGCCTGCTTTGCTTCTATAACAGATTCTCTTAATGCCTTTGCTTGATTAGCTTGGTCTTGGTAGGTTGATGCTCTACGGCCACCTGTAATAGCAAGTATAGCCGTTCTAGCTATTGCACCAACAACACCTGCTGTAGCAGCTTCCTCACGGATAGTCTCAAAAAACTCTTGATCTGGCTTATATATTTGTTGTGCTATCAGGTCTTGTAAGAATCCTTCAACTACTTCCTGTGTAGCTTCTGCACCTGCTGCAGTCCCAACATCTACTATGCGATCAAGCCATTTGTTTTGTATTTCTTTTGGAGCTTTACCTAATATTTTCTTTAGGCCAGGCACACGATTCAAAAGAAAACCTAATTGCACACGCTCAGTAGCAGCCGTTACACCACCACCTAATGTTTGCGCAAGTAATCGTTGATTTGGATCTTGCACATCTTCTGCATCTAACCTATCTGCTTGCTGCTCTGCACCTGTAGCAAATAAAGCTCCTGTTGCCATCGCTGGATTTCTAGCAAATAGCACAAGCTGAGAGGCCACTTGACCTAATCCGCTTACAACATCATCAACAAAATCTCTTCTTTCTTCCGGAGGGCGTATATACTCTGCCAGCTTATCAATACCCTCTTCTGATACAAAGTTAAGAACATCACCAGCAATCGCTGTGGTACCTACTGAAAGAGGATCAAGTACACGGTCTAACGGTGATTTGAAATAATAATCCTGCTTTCTTACTACTCCCTCTGTAGCAGCAGCAGCAGCACTTTGTAATACTTCTCCAGTACCACCAATAACATCAGAACCAAACTGCACACTGGCAGATGCAAGGCTACGCATCTTATCAGATGTATATACAAGAGGGCCAACATCATCATGCACTATTTTTGCATTGTCACGCTCAGCCAAAAACTTAGCTAAATTAGGATTTTGTGATGATAAAGCTGTAAAATATTTAGGTGAAAAATTCTTTTCTTTTTCATAAAAAGAAATATCTTCCTCCACTGCTTCCTGTGGCACCCCAAACTCTCTTGATAACTTTGATGCACGTGCAACCTCATCAGGATTAGCATCACTGTTAGCTAGTAATGATCTTCTTGTTTCTTGCGCTACATCATTGTTTCCTTGGCTGGCCAGCTCAGAGAAGTAATTAGCATCAAATTCAGGCATTATTTAGTCCTTTGTATCTGTCCTTGTTTACCAAGATGAAGTATGTACCTCTCTTTTATAGCATTTTCTGTAATAAGTTTACCCTCATTTAAGATACTTTGCTCAATTGAGTTGCGTATATCATCTGGTATGTCACCTACATCCATTAGATAAATATTTTCTTGCCTATTACCTAACCCCCATGGATCATAGATACGATTCTTAAAGAAGGCACTAGCAGTGGCATTAATATCCTTGTCAGATATTTGGCCAATATCTTCAAATTGAGACGATAATGAATCAGATATGAAGCGTTTCATATCAGCCACCTGAGATTTATAAACCTTATTATCAGGATCATTACCAAGCTCAGCTCTAAAGTAGTATCTTGTAATCTGATCTATTTTATCCTGCATTAATTTATTACTAGGATTCTGTAGATCAGCCTGCTTTTGCTTGTATGTGTTGATATCATCAAATGATAATTGACCTCTATATTCATCAAGATCAACTGCAAAAAGCTCATTAGATGTCATAGATCCAAGATCATTCAAAGCATCCTGATCTGACACGCCTGTATATTTGGTATAATCAACACCAAGCCTTGTGGCTTGCGTCATTTCAGATGCAGATAGCACAGTATAATCACCACCTGCATTTGCTACCTTCATATGTATAGCTTCTTCAAATTGCTGCTTCTCTTCCTTAAGGGATGTGTCTATAGTCTCATTTTGCTTATCAACCATCTTAAGAAATAATGCGGCTTCCTTATCAGGCATATTTACCGCTGCTCTTTGTGCACGACCCATATCAAGCTTATCTGTTGGGCCACCTAAAGATTGCATAACTTTAGGCACATACTGGCGTGCCTCATCATTATCAATTTTAGCTATAAAATCATCTATGGCTATTTCACCTTTTCTCGGATCACCAACTTTATCAATATGCTTTTGCACATTACCCATGCCCCAATTATATGCCAATACACCAAGAGACTTATCATCAAAGTGCTTAACCATCTTATCAAGGTAGTATTTACCCATCTCAGCGTTACCACTCTCAGTAAGCCAATAATCAGGAGCAACACCCATTTCCTTTGTGATCTCTTTGGCAGTATCAGGCATTAATTGAGCTACACCATATGCGCCGGCATGTGATTTTGTGATATTACCCTCAGCATCAGTATGCCTTCCACCGCTCTCAACTTGTAACATTGCTTGATGAATATCATCTGTGTTTAATTCGGTAATATTTTTATTATCTCTAAAATCTTCAAATGCTTTCTTAGCCTTAACTTTAGGTAAAACAGCATCAATCATTGTATCTATGGTACCAACATCATTAAGCATAACTTTACCATTCTGGCGCGCATTATCATATAACACTGCCGCACTCATTATGGCATCATCTTCACCGCTATTTATCATTGCAGCAATACGTGTTGTATAGGTGCTACTTACAGCAGCTTTTGCTGCTATATCAGGATCACTACCTGCCATAACAGCAGAATTACGCGCAGACTCCTCAGCATCAGTGAGTGCAATTTTGAAGCTCTCAGAATTATTCCATTCAAGTCCTGCCTGCTCCTGAGCCAATAATGATCTTGTATTACTTAAATTACTAAAGTAACCACGGCGCTCATCCATGCGATAACGCTTAACATTACCAAGATTAGATGTGTACATACCCTCAAGAGAAGTCTCTAAAGCTCTTCTAGCATCTGGATCAGTTACATCTGATAGAGCACCTTCCTTGATAGTTTTCCACTCATCATTAAAGTCATTCTCAAGATTTAAGGCATTACCGCCCTTACGACTATAAAGCCCATCTTTATCATCAGAGCCATATAGTGTATCCATAAGCTGGCGCTTAGCATAATTTTCTCTTGATTGCGCATGTATTACCGCATCTTTTTTAGCAGATTTATGTTTCTCTTGAAGGCGCATTGCCTCACGATCTGCACGCTCCTTATCTAACCCCTCTTGCTTTTGGTACCTTTCCTCACCTATATCACCCATAACATCACCAACATCTGATACGCTACGTGCAGCAACATTTAATCCACGCTCATAAGCTTGCGTGGAATATCCCTGCACACGGCGTTGTGGCGTTGCTACTCTGCGGCGTGTCTGTGTGGTTGGTAATTGTGGCATTACATGTACCTCCCTGTGCGTCCATATGTGCCGCTGGTACCATCACTCCAGCTAATACTTTCGGTACCAGGGCTAAGCTTGCCTGCCATACTACTACCACCCTTCATAACAGTAGCAGCAGCTTTCATGTAACCAGCTTTTTTAGCTCTCTTGCCAGCAGCCCTTGCTGCTCTTCCTTCATATTTACGAAGTTCTGCACCAGTTTCAAGCTCACGTGCGCGCTCCTCACCTTCATAAAGCTCAACATCAGCAGCATATTCACCCTCTGCTGCTAAATCACCCATAATATTTATAATGCTTGGATCAAGAGTCCCACCACCTCCAGCAGCGGCCAATGCCTGCGCACGAGATGATGCTAACCCTGCTTGCCTACGCTCTTCCATAGCTCTACGCTGCGCTGATGCTCTTTCCTGCCCTGCTGCAATCTCGCCGGTCTTGGCTTGGTATTCAAGTTGCTGTTGCTGTGCCTTTGCGCTCGCCTCTGCTGCCCATCCTTCTTGCATTGCTCCAGCAGCAGATAATACGGTACTACCTACTAATAATCCTATTGAGATTGGATCGGCCATCTATAAATCTCCCCTCGTGCAGAGCTTTCAACATGTTCAAAACCTAGACGCTCCAGAAAAGCCGGAGCTGTTGACAGATTTGGATCAGCCACTGCATACATGATGGGGTAATTTAATTTTCTGATCTTTTCCCAAATGTGTAGTGCACTTCTCCAAATTGTAATATCAGGCACTTCACTTTCAAGACGCATCTCCATGAATACTAACATAAGATTGCGTGTAATTGATACTCCTCCTATAGCGGCAAGCTTTCCGTCATAAAAAGCACTCCATGCACGACATGACTCTCGCATAGTATCGCCATAAAACTCTTTTATATCGTGGCGTGTAGCTGGCTTTATCTCTATACGCTCATTAAGCACTTTACTCATATCTATCCATTCGTATTTATAGCAATCACGGCACCTAAAACAGTACAAGGTTTTGGAGCTTGAGCAAGTAAGCATACACGACTATCTGTATCCCACTCACCATTAAATTCTATCATTTCTGTATCATATGATTCCCATACAGTATCATCAGCAACCTCTGCACCTTCTTCAACTGCTGGCAAACCATCAAGTAATGTATATTCGCCGCCGCTTTCTTCAAAAGATGGGCCATATCTAAGGCCTTGATAATGTGTATTATAAAGCATAAGCCCAATATGATCGACTTTCTTTTTCTGTGTAAGCGCAGTTCCAAGGCGTGAGGCATAAGCAAGCTTAGCACTTTTGAAACGCGCCTCATAATAAACACCTACTACAACTTGGCTTGCAGCAGTAGTAAGTGTAATTTGCCCACCACTAACTGTATCTGTACCAACATAAATGCCATCAGCCCATATAATAACTTCCTCAGCCTCAAGATGAGAAAGCCCCGTGATTGTAGTGGTGCTTACATCGTCATATACAATAAAAGAATCTGCCTGTTTATTAAGTGCTCCACCTCTGCATTCGCTTTCAAGCGCCCATTTTTCAAGATAACGTACTGTGCTTCCGTTAATTGTGCGTTTAACAACATAATAAACTACATCCTCTACGGATCCGGGTAATACTACTACATCCTCAATATCACCATCAGTTTCAACAAGCACCCAACATAACACTTCCTCTGCTGGCTGACTTATAAGTACAGCGACTTTACCATCACTACGCACACAATGCACACGAGTATCAGGCTGTCTTTGTGGCATAATACGTATGATAGATGGCTCACCTACTTCTGGTGCTAACTCCATAAGGTCTACACTTTGATAATCACCAAAAGTAACATCACCGCTTGTATTAAGCTGAAAGAGCTTTGTCCCTGAGCGTTGCACAAATAAACCTGTATCATCAATCTTTACAGCAGCCACATTATAGCTACCCTGTGTTGATGGAGCCTTTAGATTAAAATTACTAACAGTAAGCGGCTCATCAAGTGATGATGATCTTGCAGACCATTCAGCGCCATCAGTACCAATAATTAAACGACTTAAAGGTAGAAGCCAATCAACAGAATCAACAGGGCCTTGCCCTATACTTCTATTAATAGGAGCGCTATCACCTTCTTGCTCTTCATCAAATGATTCATACGCATCCGATATAGAACCCCACACTTTTGTTTTACCAGCCCACCAATTACGGCCTTCATGTAATACGGTACTAGATGGATAACCTCTATAATCGCTCCACTCACCCTCATACCAATTTGTTGATGCATCGGTGCCACCAAGGCTAGATAAAACTGCTGCGCTTACATTCTGCTCATCAGTGTAAGCTGTAATACGCACAACACCCGTTAAATTACCATTAGCATATGTCATAGATAGCTCTGCAGTCCCGCTTGTGTAGTCACCTGCTTTTATACCTATACGGTAATATACAATCTGATTGCTCAAACCATCATTATAATTAGTTACTGTGCCATTGGTAGTATATGTGGCCACATCAACCCATGATCCAGGCTCATCTACAGATCGTTGTAATGTAACTGTACCAACCCATGTACCTGCTCTAACAATATCAAAATATCTTTGGGTACCAGTTCCAATAACACGAATATTATCGCTCCACTGATCTTCACCAGTTATATCTTGTTCAACGAGCTGGCCAACAGAAGTTATCTTATACAATGCACCTACATGATCCTCGGTAAATAAATTACGGCTGGCAGCAAGTGTAATATCACCTGATATAGCACTAGGTGTGAGTGTTGTTACACCAGTATTAAGCACCCTAAATGGCCCATCCTCTGGCTCATAATCAACAAGGCTCCAGCTTCGTGCTGCACGCCTCTCAATCTTTTTGGGCTTGTATCCATTACAAGCAATATAAATCACATCTGCGCTTTGATCGTAGCGGATATTTTGCAAGTCTGCTTCTGCCCATGGTGCAGTTATATCCATACCATTACTGGCTTCGATCTCTACGGATGAAACAATTTTTACTGCTTGAGCAAGGCTTGTTATTTGTAGGTATATATTTGCTGTAGTTGGTGTAAATGCCAGTGAGTGTGTGCCGGTACCAAGTGTGGTTTCACTAATAAGCTCATCACCTCCAGATGTAGAGCCAAGTCTAAATGTTACAGGGCCTCTATCTACTTCTATACGTACTGCATGCTCTGTGTTTTGATCGCCATCTGCCACAGCTATTGTTTGCCTACGACCAGCAGCAGCATAACCGCTACCAACAAGCTCAAGCTGCTCATCAGTAGTATCAATAGTTGATGTAGCACCAACCTCATCTATATCAACCCAAGCGCCGGTATCTGTTGAAAAATCATCATCGGTAATAGCTGTTGATACTGAATTACGAGTTACAACAGTATCATCTACATATACACGCATATTTGCATCTGTGATTTCAATTATAGCTGTATCAGTAGTGGAAAAAATAAAAGGTATATGAAATGCCTTATTATTGCTTTTGGTACCACCAATATAACCAAGACCTGGCCGGAGCATCATACTACCTAATACACGTGGCATCCAATTTGTTTGTTCTTCTGCTGATAGAGCAGTGCGCCGTATATCAGTACGAGCCAAAGCAAGTGGGCTTATAATACCACGATTAAATGCTACTAAAGGGACATGCTCACGTGCCATTAACGTCTCCTATCAACAAATCTTGTATAGCGCCCATGCCTTCCATCATTCCATGATCCACGTGATGGGAATCTTGTGGGTCTATTCACACCGTCTGTATTCTGCGCATCTAAAAGGCGCTTATCCCTTATTCTCTCAATTCTTTGCACATCCACCTTTACACCAGTGAGGCGTGGCGCAACCTCATAAGCCATATCTGCCATAACATATTTAGAGAATGACTGTGGCCAAAGTGATAGATCATTACCGTAGGCCGAATCATCAGACACATAAGCCATATAAATCTCATCGAGATCACAGAATATGTAACCAGCCTCCATTGAGCTTTGTGTAAGATGGTTGTGAAAATATTCATCAGAGGCCAACATAGTTGTACGCACCCAATCGCTTGGCTTCTCAAATGCATATGTATAACCAAAATCAGGACTTACTGATGTGCTGGCCTCCAATTTAACTGTACGGGTAGCAAACTGCCATTGGCCTTGCTCTAAACACCGCTTTACAATATCCTCATCCCATACATCATCAAGGAGCCTGCGTGGCTCACGCTCTTCTGTAAGAGTGGTTTTACGCTCACCGCAAATGCGTAAAGCGCCATTGTAAAGCTGGAGTTTAGTTATAGCCATAAGACTTGCTCCCTATTAGATTACTCTGCCATAGACTTGTTATAATCTTCAATCCACTGCTCAGCAGCTTCCTTACTCTCGCACCCTTCTGTTAGACGCTCACCATCTGATTTGCGTATAACACCATATTTAGATGATGGAGATACCCACTTTATCTCAAATGGATTATCTGAATCAGGATCAGGTGAAGCCTCACTTTTTTTCTTTAGTGATTTACGCGCCTTTTCTAAAGCTGGTCTTTCTTCCTGCTTAGTAAGATCAATGTCACGTAACACTCTGACCTTTGCCCATAGATTATTAGCATCAATAACCATTAGCTCTATGTAACGGCTACCATCTTGCCAAATAACCTCCACTATAGGAAACGGGTGCTGACCAGCTCCCTTAAGCGTAGCTCCACAATTCACCCAATATTCAGGCTTTAAGATATCATCTAGTGTGGTTTCAAGATCAATTACAATTACACGAAAATGTGCACGGCAAAATTCTGCGCGTTGCAGATCACCGGACAATATTTTACGTGGGGATAAATTTACAGTTTCTTTTTTTCCTGCTGCAGTCATAGATATTCACTCCTCTAGTGATTAATTAAATTGGTTGCGAAGGAGGGATTCGAACCCTCGGCCTCCAGCGTATGAGGCTGGCGAGCTACCGTACTGCTCCACTTCGCGTTAAAATTTGATAGGCACTTCAAAGAACAAGACTGGCTTTCGCAACCTGACGCTATTATCTCTTGTGTTTTGCCTGTGTGATTACTCGCCTAAGCCAGCACACCGCTTCACCAAGTAACAGATATATCCGTGTTCCTGTGGATTTAATCATCCCGCAGTCTTGTAAAACCATTATGCTATATATCAAGAAAAAAAACAATGGAATGAAAAAAACGAAAGGCCCCGCGATTGCAAGGGCCTTCCAACAAGCAGCAGATAAGGAGCTTGTATTAGTCTGAATCTGTTGTTGATCCAATTGTAGTGCCATCTGCAAGATCAGCAGCACCACCAGATGTAACAGATGCAACTCTGTGTGAAGTAACAAGAGGTGTTGCTGTATCAACAACAAGAACCATATCATTAACCTTCATACCAAGTGCATCACCATCTGTGATATAACCATCACCATCAACTGTTGCCGCAGCGTCAGCAGATGAATAATGCCACACATTCCCATATCCTGCGATACCGCGAGAGACAAGGATAGGTGGATTTGTTGTAGCGTAAGCCATAGGACTCTCCTTGATTAAAATTAAGAAAACAAAATATTCACTTGCAAGGTATTAGTGAGAGCCTAATTAAAGGCTCCCATTATTTACTTAGGATGCGACTAGAGCACTACCATCATGATTCATCACAACAACACCACTATTTTGCAATAGCACACCACCTATATAGGCTGTGCAACGGCAATAGCTGTAATCATCGCGTTTATCATAATCGGCATAAGTCTGGATAAGCTCAGATGGAGCTGCATGCCCAATTGCTGAACGGTGATACATAAAGCATTTTTCAGCATTTGTACCAACACCAGGCAATTCTGGATGCTCAATCCATTTTACACCTAACCATGTGTAATAACCACGCTGGTCTTGCCATGCAGCCTCACCATTATCCAACGGCTTTTTACTAACGTATTCAGCATTGGCAAATTCCTTCACCATGTGCAGATACGCCATAAATGCCGGAGTAACAACAGCAGTAATCATGCCATCCCAAGGAACCTTGTTATTACCAAGGATAGTTTTAGCCTTTAGAACAAGATTAAGGTTAGCAGTTGTAGCCGTGCCAGTATCATTCGTACCTGTTTCCAGTTGATCAATGATATCATCATCAACCTTACGATTAATAACAGCCATTGCAGTTTCCTGCATAATGCGGCGACCATCGCCTTGTGAAGCAAACAGATTAAAGCCTGTGCGCTCCGGTACATCATGCCACTCTTTAAGAGTGATGGTTTTTTGCGTTAGGTTGTCTGGACGACCAGGAATGCGGCCATTCGTGCCACGATTAACAGCGCTTGCGCCACCGCTATCCGCTACAAGAAATGTTGCCTGTTGACCCTTCACCATGACCTCAGTGGTTACACTATCACGGAGAAGGCTCTGACGTTGCTCAAATCCGCGCACAAATTCTTGGCGGAATTGGGTCTGATAAGCTGTATCAGCCATGAGAGACTCCTTAAATTTAGGTTGACGATGTAATGTAAAGTTTTGGCTTGGGGTTATCCGGCTCTTAAGATCATGTAATAGGTTATCCATAAAGGAGCTATCAATGATCGGCGCGGGGCCTTTGCTTGAAACTCGGTATTCGAGCGATGCTGTAGGGGCTGCGATGGCAGGTTATCCTGAATGCATCATTAATTGAATTATTACACAAAGTAACATGCCTTGCAAGTAGGCTATAAATGTGAAAAGAGCCACCCCTTAAATAAGCGAGTGACCCTTTTCTTTCTTTGCGGGGTTTTTGTCTCAGTGTTAAAGTAAAGCTATGAGAAATTACTGTCAAGTACCACTACGCTGTTGATAGCGCTCACGTGCATTAAGTAGCTCGCGATAATGTGTCTGTGCTTTTTCATCCTTGTACCAGTTGGATCGATCATTACCCATGCGATCCTCATAAGTTTTAATCTGATCATTGATAGCATCCATATTATCCATACCCTGTCCACTAGCTCTGGAACCCATAGGATTAAGCTCACGCTGTATGCGACTAAAGGCATCAATTACACCAGGATGGCATAGCAACGGTGTACCCTCATCATCACCAAGACGACCATTCATAATACTATCTTGCACTTCTTTAGGGAAATTACCCTCAATAAAGTTATGCAGTGATTGAATATTAGCATCATAATCAGCGCCCCAATCTTCCTTGAGTTGGGCTGTAGCATCAGCAGCTTTTTGCTGATCCATCTGCGATACCTGCTCAGCATAAGCCTCTTGATGCTTTTGAAACATTTCAAGGCCTTTGGCAACGACATCAGGTGATGCATTCATATCATGCATTTCCTTAAGATAATCTTCTGCGTTTTCTTTTATGTCCTCACCAAGCACTAATCCTTCTGGTAAAGAATCAAGATAGCCATCAGCATCTTTAGGTATGCCATTATCCTCACGATACTTGGCAACATCTTCCTCGCTTGCACCTTCTGGCAACTTACCCTTAAGATCACCTTTACTAATCTTTGTGCGTAAATCCTTATATGCTTTCCACAAGTCTTTTTGACTATTGAATCGGTTTAAGGTTTGGAGGTCTTTTTCATCTTCTCCAGCGAGCGCCTTACGCCAATCAGCATCGCCTTGGCCCTCACCATCGCCATCACCTTCTGATTCTCCTTCGTCACCAACTTTGGCTGCTGGTTTTTGCGAGCTGCCCGTTCCTTGAGAGCTATCCCCCTCGCCTCCATCTTGGCCATCTCCTTGATCTCCTGCACTGCTATCTCCTTCGCTTCCTGTGCCAGCATCTCCAGCTCCAGCGTCACCACCTTCACCGCCTGTACCAGCGTCTCCTCCGGTGCCACCACCTGCGCCACCTTCTTCACCTGCTTCCTCCATAATCATGGGAAAGCCACCATGTTTCAAGTATTCAAACATTATTTTCTCCTTCAAATGCTAATAAATTAATTTTTAATAGGCCAATAATCTGCTGCCCAACAAATGCGCGGCCTAACGCAAATGCTGTATCTCTATTACCATCCTCACCGGATTGATAGGATGGCGCATAAGCAAGCGAAGCATGATTGATAACCCATGCTAATGCTTCCTTTTGCTGATGCTCTGTGGCTGTTCCTTCGTATAGTGCCTGTAGAGCATATATCTGTTGCTCTGTTGCTGGCGCTGGCACTGTTGGATCAATCTTTTTCGCTTTCATGCGTGGGCCTTGCCCATTATTCTTTTTAGTCATTCACTTTTTCCCTTACTGCTGCACTTGACTCACTTCTTTTAGAGCTTTACCCATTTGGGCAGCGGCTTTACCGCCTTGCTCCATATTCTCCATCATCTCTGCTTGTTGCTGCTTCTCTTGCATTTGCGCCTCTATTTCCTGCATAGCTGCTTCATCACGTGTCCACTTAGCAGGCATACCAATACCCTCAAGCACATCACGTAATGCCTTACGAGCATCAACCATATGAGCTGCACCAGGATCCAATGCAGCAGCTTCTGCCAGCATTGCTTTTGCTTCCATAAAGGTGTGGCCTTTTTGTTTCTCCACTGCTTCATGTAATGGTGATTCGAACTTGAACTGCACCTCTTGGCCACGTAGTGATTCTGGCATGTCATATACAGAACCAAATGCACCCTCGCGCATAAGAATCTCAAATGTGTGCTCACATACAGAGCCGTTATAATCCATCTCCATTGGCTCAAAGAGTGGTAGAGCATTACGGATATATTCCTGCACACGCTGCGCAGTTTCGTAAGCTGTCATATCACCTGTGTTTGTAGGTGGTAGGTTTAGCTTATTAAGATAGAATGCTTCCATGATTGTTGATTTGATATCCTCACGCATATCTAAACCAAACGGCAAAGAGCTATAATCTTGTGATATAGGTCTAAGACTATCACCAAGGCGCTCATCATATTCTTTATCTACCCAAGTAACACCACCAGCAAAGATAGAGATATCAGAACGAACAACGTCACCCTGCGCGATCATAGGAGGATTAACGGCTTTCTCTCCAGCTTCAAGCAGGGTGAGCGTCATTGCCTGTATTAGCCTAGCATCAGGAAGGGCTGCAACGGTTGCGGGTGAATACCCATATTGGCTACCAGACACTGTTTGCCAGCGTGGCACACTATAGAATGTGTAATACAGGGGCGTTTCTTCAATTACATGGTTATTGTCAACATCAATATAAATACCAACATAAGGAGTGTTTACACGTGCACCCTCATCATCCTTCATAGTGCGGTATAAATCAGCAGGCATTACGATATGGCGACAGTTAAACTGCGTATATGGATTCTTACTAGCATCATCAAGGCATTCTTTTACCTTCTGATGCAAATTATCTTTACCAAATGTTTGAGCAAGCTCACGAGCTGTAGGCTTCCAGCGTCTATGGATACAATCAACCTTACCCTCGTTATTTTCTTTCCATGCAACATCTCGCAAATGCCAACAACGATAGAGCAAGCCTGTACGAGTACGATTCAATTCTGTGGATATAACAGCATTACCAAATGTAACAAAATCCTGATCTGCCTCTTTTGTTGCTCTCACAAATAAAGATGAGCGATCATACATTGCACGGCGCATAACTTTACTCTTATGCTCTAACCAACCTTTACCAGCTACATCAATATTGTCTTGATGCCCTATAGTCATATTATACCAGTCTTGGTTATTAGGTCTAAGCATAGCACTTACAGCACTACCCAGCTCACGGCGTGCTAGGATAGGGAAAGACGTTGTAAGATTAGAGGCAAAATCATCACCCAAATTACGAGCTACAGTAAAATCTGCGCGCTCTGGATAGAAGTGATCTGCCTGCTCCTGATACAACGAAAGTAACACCTGCTTTTTAGTAAACAGATGATCACCTTGCTTTATAAGCTCTTTTACCCGCGTATCCATGCTTTACCCACCTAATGTACCGCCACCGGCACCCTGTGTAAGAATTGTACTAGCGCGACCAGAGCGCTGCGCGCGTGTAGCTGCTTGCTTGCGCTTTTCAAGCTTAATGCCCATATCATCAGCCACAGGCATAGTTGCAGGCTCTTTAGGTGGTGGAGGCGGTGGTGGTGCCTTTGGTTTCTTAAATGGATTGCCCATAGCGAATCTCCATAAAATATTGTGGAAAACTAACGCACTTCAAAATAGGCACTTAATGTTAGGCACTTAAATGGCGGGTAAGGATTACCTACGCCTGCGATTGGAATAACCCATACTGGCTTGTCCACCAGTGTATGAGCCTCCCCTACGATTTGCATAGCCCATACTAACAGATGGACTACCATTATTACTATGCCATAATTTTGCGTGCGTGTCAGCCTTATCCCCATCTGTCCACGCCATTATTACAGCATCGCCTCTATCTGGTGATCTTCCAAGGGCTTCTACCAAGTCCTCTTTGCGTGTGATCTTAACTTCCATACCACTCTTGGCACGCTTCACATCAAATTTTGGTGCGGTAAGATCAGCTACAAGTTTAGAATCATCAGGTAAAGCAATATCACTACCACCAGGCTGCTCAGGATCAAGCGCCTCTCTAAACTTCCAATAAGCCTCTGCACGTTTATTAGCAAAATAGAAAGAGCCACATTTGCTTTTTGCTGTTGATCCGGCTGCACCCTTGTATTTTGAATGGTTAATATTGTTCTCATCCAATCGCTCAGATGTGGCACCACCATAACCACCACCCATATCTATGACGGGTAGGGCACCATCACGCCTGTGCTGCACCAATAAAGCAACAACACTAGCCCCTGTGGGTGTATCTTTGCCTGGCACAGTAATCAGCTCTGTATAAAATCCATCATGACGCGGAGCAAACACAGTTTCATCCTTACCACCTTGCGCAACATCAGTACCAATTGCACACATAGGTACATAATCAGGAGCCTTACCCTTAAATCTCTCTCTCCAACGTTCCTGTGCGGCTGTAATCCAGCTTGTGGGTATAACCTGCCTTGGGTTATCCTCAAGGCTCATATCAAAACGACCATCACGATAAGCTAGGCGCAGCTCAGCAGGAAGAGCATCAAGGTTTGCACCATAATCTGTTTGCATTAAATATGGATTATCATCAAGACGTGCGCGGATAAATGTGCGTGATCTGGCTTTAATTGTCTCTGTGGTACCATCATCATGGTTAAATGTATGAGGGCCTGCACCATCTACCTCATGCTCAATACCATTTTTATCTGTGGTGTACCAACGTAGCTCACCCTCCTTAGCAGGATTAGGATGCTTTGGATCAAGCCAAGCAGCCCAATACTCAATAACCCATAACCCCTCTGCAGTCGTAGGTGGGTTCCCAGTACATAATACACGGCAACGCTGGCCAGGTGCAGCAGACCTATTCCATGTTTTAATAAACATAAACTGGCTTTTAAGAAAGTCAGATATCTCATCAAATACAAATAGATCACGTGGCCTTCCTTTGTATTTCTGCTTATCCTTCTCATCCTTACAACCACCAAACTTTATGTTGCGCTCTATACCACTGTGGTTAAACTTCCATAGTAAATCACCACCATTACGGCCATCGGTGTGCCCAATAATATCCTCTACACGATCAAAAGCATCTTTTACTGTCTCACGCTCACGGCGCAGAAAGAGTGAACGCCCATGCTCATTAAGGGCAAGACCTATACCAAGATCAGTCTTACCACCACCAGCAGAGCCTCCATAAAATAGCTCATCTGCTTCACAAAAATATGCATCTGTTTGGGGACCAGGTAATGGCATCCATGGTAAATCAGCATCCGATTCATATGCGCCTTTTACAATTGCTTCGCGCTGATCTTCTGGCAGCTCATCTAATCTTTCAAGAATATCATCAAGAGTATTCATACCGCACTCCATTAATCAATTACATAGGCACGGCACTTAAAAAAGGGTGATATAAGCATACCACCCTTTATATTAATTTGAAAATACCTAGGATTAATAATCGCCTAGGTTAATCCAATGCAGTGTAAGCGTACCATTAACAATAAGATTACATGCAGTTGTTGTTACATCATGATCTGCATCATCAACTAGGAAGTTAAGGAACACATCAACAGCAGTGCCTGTGCCATCAATCACTTCATTTTCAGTAGAAGTTGATTGCGCATTGGCAGTTGTTACACCAGCAACAGCCTGTGGAGTTGCTGTAGTTGGGATAATATTTTGCTCAGTCGTGGCAAGAGTATTATTGTTAGATGCTGTTACGGTACCAACACCAACATCACCATCCCAATCAGCATTAACACCAGCGCTTGATTTTGTTAGATCAATGTCTGCCACAGCACCAAGCATTAGAATAGCACCAGCAGGCAAATCATACACCTTTGAGCCACCATATGCCACTACACCAGCCTCATCAGTCAGAGCAATAGCATGATCAGTAAATGTGATAACTGTTTTGTTGAAAATACCGTTACCGGATTCAACAGCAGCTACACCTGTACCATTTGCAGCACCTTCTAAGCTAGAGCGTGGATCAGCAACAACTTTGCTATTTAGAATTAATTCGTCATTCACACCTAAACCACAGCGCTCACCGTGTATTGAAGTTAATATATCAGCCATGAGAATTCTCCTAGTTTATAATTATTTTGAATATTGAAAGTTAATTAACTAACGATATCGTACTATGTATGTAGGCACGAGTAAAGTATAGTGGTTACGTTACCGAAACCTTAGCTATTTGTGCTGGCATTGTATTGCTATCATTACCCCTTGCATAATTAGCTGGTGTATCTCCATAACCTGTATCTGTGCAATAATAAAGAATTTGTGTGCCACTTCCTGCACTTGCAAGAGTTAACGTTATATTGCCCCCTGAATATGTTGCAGCATTGATTGTAATGGGCACTCCATCATCTTCGTAAATAAAGCCTTCTATGCCACTTGTCGGGGTAATTGCCGTTATTCCTGTAGGAAAAGTTACCGGAACTGTAATTGTAGTAGTCCCTGCACCAGATGCACTACCAAAAGTAGGACCATCTACAGGCCCGCTAACCGTTTCACCATCTAAATCTGCAAGCTTCCTAATAGACTGTTTAACACGCTCTTCTTGAGCAGCATCTGATAAATGAACAGCATCAGCTACACCAGTTTCATCATATAAAGCTAATGGTTTCTTGTTGGGTGCTAAGTGGACATAAGCATTTTCGCTAACAGTCTCTAAGTAAGCCTCAGAATGCCTTCTATATTGGGCATCACCACTAGCATCATCAGAGCGTCTACCAAGAGGTGACAATATCATCTCTATATCACTACGAACCTCTGATCTAACCGCGTCTATAATACCTTTAACACCAGCTTTAATATCAGCCTTAGACCGCGCTCCGTTACTCTCACCTTGATCCCATTCAATTGATAGTAATTTCGTGCTTGTATGCGCTTTTAATGCTTCCAAGAAATTAACTAATAGTGGGCCTTGTGTAGCTAAAGTTTCATCCTCAAACCAGTATAATGTAGGGTGCTCTGACTGATAAAGCGCACTACCACCAACAGCCATATTACAAACACCATTACGACCAGTTGACCAATAAGTACCCATTTGAGATAAAGCTTCGACCTCACCAGCGTTTGTGTATGTTGAAACTGTTTGGTTCTTAGAGATATAAGCACCGTTAGATTGCCCAGCAATAGGGTAAATCTTTTCAATATCACTATCAAAAGCTGATATCGCATCTGCTAGTGAAGCATCACCATTAAACACATCTATTTGCTTAACCAATAATTTATCAGCATAACCAAAGTATTGTTTCCATCGACCTAACCAAAAATCATTTAATGCGACAACTGGCAGGGTAACTGTTTCATCTTTTATAAAATTAGCCCCATGACCATGAAACGTGATTGCTCTAGTGCTATTCCAAATTAAACCACAAACATATGTATCATCAGTAAGTGGCTTACCTATCTTATCAGTAAAATTATCAACACCAGCAGATAGCAAATGGGCATCAGTAAACCCATCACCTGAAATAGCCCTCATTGCAGCTAGATCACTTGCTCCACTATCATCAGCAACACCAAAGAAACCTTGTTCAACATTACCTATATTATATAAATTACCAGTGAAAACGATCGCGCCATTATTAATATTTACAAGATTAGACGCAGAACTATTCACTATATTATCTCTATTTCTAACATTAGAACCAGCAGCACTGGAATTAATTATAGGACTTGTAATAATCTCACATTCTTCATACTGAGTAGCAGCTATGTAAACCGTTTTACCCGCAGTAACATATGCAGTTAAATATCTAGTCGATGCATTCGGCGTTAAGCCTTCCGATACTATCTCATGATAATTTGTGTCAGTTGTCCAATTAGCCTGACCATCACCGTCTGATTGTCTAACTAGACCTTGATAACCCGTTGTTGTAGTTCTTGCTACAATCCTGAATGAATGCTGATTCGTGTTACCTGTGTCAACAGACAACCGATAAAAAGTACCAGTAGTTCCACCTCCTAGCGCAATAACGTTACCATTTTGTAAGTCTGCAAAAGTAGAGCCGTCTATTGTAGCTGTTGCAATAGCAGCAGTATCATCAACAATACTAGCTGTTCCGTCCCCTGATGTTGCCACAATATCACCTATTGTAGTTGGGGAGAAGTTAGCATGATTAGCTTTATTAGTTGTAGTGTTCTCTATTAATAACCCCAATGGATTACCAGAACTATCATGATGAATACGCGCAGTATTTGCACTAGCTTGCTGCCAATCACCTGAACTATCAACATATGATGCTGTAGTACCAGAACGTGTAGCTGTAAAACCAGTAGGTAACGCAGTAGTAAAACTAAGTATCTCTTGAGTTAACCCAGCTCTACCCGTTAATGGATACCCAATCGAATATGCTGGATGGAATACTGGACTCTCGACTTGAACGGCCATTTTTTACCTACGCATAATTATCAGGAATTGCTGTAATGAATGCATCAACATCCATGGATGATCCACCAGTACGCACTGGCTTAATATAACCCCTACCAACCTCTATGTTATAGGAGCCATCAGCACTGAATGATAAGTTTGTAGCATCTATACTATGATAGTTACTACCTGTCTTACTGAATTGAAACTCAATAGAGCCAGTACCAAAAGCACCCTCAACGGTACATGTGAACTTACCGCCTTCAATTAACTGACCATCAGGCGTATCCGCTTCTGTTATGGTTTCCCATTTCCATGAGGGACGGTTTAATACACCTTCAACTGATTCAGGGGCAATAGCTGCCATGTCATATCTCCTTTAATATCTATTAAAAGCACGGCACGGCAACATATATATATTTATCATGAATACGTTATGTATGGCAAGAGCTGCGAAAAATTGGTAGTGTCTCAGTTTGAATTAACATTTTTTTCATGATAAGCATCGCTCATTTTTACCACATCCTCAAGAGACCATAGATTTGGTGTTACATTTGCAGCCATTGCAGGTGTAACTTTAAGGCTCTTGTGAATACGCACAAAATTATAGTGCATAAAATGCAACGCAATCGCGTGAGCATGATTATCAAGTTTTTTACTAAAAGCATTAGTTAAACGCGTAAATCGGCGCATAGACATACGCATTGTAAGATTTTGACGCTCTACATAAGACGTATTGATATGTTTTTGATCTGGTGATCCTGTAACGGTGTGTTGCAACGCGCCTGTGCATTGTGCAGGGCTGTAACGCTTTTGCCCTTCTGTGCTATCTCCATATACTTTAACTAACATTGCATAATCAACATCTGCACCGAAAGCCGCTTCTACCGCGTTTTCATATTTCTTAAATCCATCACTTGTAAGTTGAATACGTTCTGCCATACGTGTTGCAAGGTCACCAATAAACTCATGCGCTGTTGCTGCATCACGCCCACCGATGCGCCATGATGGAATAAGCTTAGTATCGGCGCAAATAGCTGTCCACGTCCATACATCGCCATTCTCGCCCTTTAATTCTTCTGGTGTATTCTTTTGCTTTGAATATACAAAACTCCAAATCTCATCAACTTGCACACGTTTGCAAGGAAGGTTCACAAGGTTTTTATCTTGATACCAAGCGCAAGCCTCACCAATTTCTTCAAGTAGCTTTGTAACCGTGTTAATTGAGCAACCGCCTTGAATGTCACGGATAATGCGAGTAGTAGCACGAAGGCTATTCCCCTCTACGAGTAGGTTTAGAATTTGTGCGCGTTCTTTTGTTGTTTTCTTGTTCATGATTCAAATATATATAGGCATCGAACAAATGTAAAGCATAAAGTTCAGTTTGACAGGTATTGTCAATTATATGTTGATATGTTATGAATCGTGATGTATATTATAAAAGGATGAATTATGCTTAATATCACTTTTGCTGATAACCAGCTCAGTTTAGTAGAAACAGATCAGGCTGGAACAACAAAGTTACCAGTAGCGGTAATAAAATCAGCAAGACGAAAGTTGGCTGTAATTCGTTCCCTAACAGATGTGAGTCAATTAAGAACATGGAAGAGTTTACACTACGAGAAATTAAAAGGAAATTATGAAGGGAAAAGATCAATAAGATTAAACGATCAATATCGTTTGATATTTGAATTAAATAAAGAAAAAGTGCCACACACAATAGTAGTGTTGGAAATTAAGGATTATCACTCATGACAGACGCAAATTTAGCACCGATTGAACACCCTGGAAGCTTCATTGCCGAGGAATTAGTTTATCGCGGATGGACACAGGCTGATTTGGCTTACATTCTTAATATGGACGCGACACAGTTAAATAGGCTTATCAAGGGACGGACAAATATTACATTGGACAATGCTATCGCTCTTGGCGATGCCTTTGGCATGTCTGCACAGTTTTTTATGAATCTACAAAATCAATATGATTTGAGAAAATCAAAAAGTTCTGATCCTAGCATTTCAAAACGTGCAAAACTATCTGTGTTCCCTATTAAAAAAATGATCGAAAGGGGATGGATTGAGGATACTGAAACTTCACTTCTTGATCTACAAATCATGCGCTTCTTTAATAAGGATAAAATAGAAGATATACCCTTTATCAATCCCGAAGTTTCTGTAATACCGCATGCTGCAAAAAAGACAGACTATGATGGCATGACGCCCATTCAATACGCTTGGTTATTTAGGGTAAGAAAAATAGCTGAAAATATGGAATGCCCTCTGTATTCAGAGGAAAAACTACGTGAAAACCTAAATACTATTAGGTCACATATGCTTGATACAGATGATTTCAAATATATTCCAAAGATACTAAATGATTGCGGAGTGAGGTTTGTACTGGTTGAATCCTTGCAGGGATCAAAAATTGATGGTGTGTGTCTATGGTTGGGAGGTCAGCCTGTAATTGGTATGACATTAAGACTAAATAGACCTGATAATTTTTGCTTTGTTCTTAGGCATGAGATTGAGCATGTTCTTAGAGGAGATGGCAAAGAAGAGACATTTTCGCCAGTCGATGAAAAAATTTGTGACGGCGATAACAGTGAAACAGATCTTCCTGATTGTGAAAAGATCGCAAACCATGAAGCATCAGAATTTTGTATTCCCAGCAATCTCTTGGATTCTTTTATTGAAAGAAAAAGTCCCTTCATTTCAGAAAGAGATGTTTTGAATTTTGCAGCCCGTGTTGAAATTAACCCTTCTGTGGTTGTTGGACAAATACAACGAAGAACGGAAAAATGGGGTTGGTTAAGAAAATACCACAAAAACATACATAAGAAACTTATGGATTGGGAACATAAAGATGGCTGGGGACACCCTGCACCAACAGGATTATAGGAGAAAATATAATGGCAAAATATAATGAACAAGTAATAAGTCTATGGGACGAGTGGATAGAGGAAACTGGAAAACAATCAGGTGACCCTGCCGATTTTGTTGAATGGGCAAGATTGTCTGGACGTTTATCTTTGCAGCCGCAAGATGTTTCAAAGTTACTGAGAAAACAGGTTACGCAAGCATTAAGGCAAGCCAAACGCTATGATGAGGAAGGTGGGTTTACTTATAGAGCAAAACAATCTGTTACACTGTTTGAAAATGGGCTTGCCACAAAGCATTACTTTGATACAGACACTGGCGGGACTAAAACCCTGAGACAAAAATCAGTTAAGGAGAGACGCGAAGCAATTTCACATGATGTTTATTGTGGATTTTGTGATGTAGAGCGTATGAATAAAGTATTTAAGGATGATCCTCAGTTAAGCTTCGTATTGGACTTTAGTGAAGACGTTGCTGAATTGAGAGCGGCAGATAAAATTA